GTCCTCGGCTCTACTCTTTCAGTCAAAGATGCTACCGTTCTTAGCTCTACTCTTTCAGTAAGCAAAGCTACTGTCCTCGACTCTACTCTTTCAGTCAAAGATGCTACCGTCCTTAGCTCTACTCTTTCAGTTACTGGTGTCACTGAACTCGCTTCTAATGTAAATGTCATTGGCCCTAAATTTACAATCCCTAGAGGAACCGAGGCTGTAAGACCATCATCTAATGTTGCTGATAATATGGGTTCTCTCTACTACAACAGTGAATTACATAGATTCGAAGGTCTTTTTAAAACAGGCAATACATACACATGGAATACTTTAGGTGGTGTTATTGATAATGATCAAGACACAAAGATTCTTGCCCAAAATGGTAATGAAGATACCGATACATTATACTTTTATGCTAATGGATCAACAGTTATGGAAATAAACGAAAAATCTCTGACCTTTGGTTCTTCGGCAACTCAGGGTGCTGGTTCCAATGTGACTCTTTATGCTGATGAAGTTAGAGTAAATGCTGCATTGAATGTACAAAAATCCTTGACAACCACATCAAATCTTATCGTCGTACAAGAAACAGAATTAAGATCCAATTTAAGTGTTGGAAACGATGCTTATTTCGAAAATGATATTAGAATGAAACAAGATGCTGGTGTTTTACGTCTTCCTCAATATACCAATAAAAGTCTTTACAGTAACGTAGACAATATAGTGGCTGCTAACGAGGGTTCTATTATTTACGACACAAATCAAGGTGTTTTCATGGGTTTAAATCAACCAGATGGTGGTCTATTAGAGTGGAGACCTATTGGTGGCGGTGGTTTATCTGATGCTGATGGAGATACTTCAATTACAGCCGAGACCTCTTTTGGTGGTGATCAAGATGCACTTGTGTTTACAACTTTTGGCAACCAGGTTGCTAGAATGAGTAATGATAAAGTTGAAATAAATACAAAACTTTCTGTCAGTTCAGCTGTCAATATGGATTCTACTCTAGTTGTAAATGGAAATACAACAGTAGGAACAGCTGGTGGCACTAATACATTTTCAGTTATTGGTTCTACAATTACAAACTCTTTAACTGCTACTGGCAGTACTTCAGTTGGTACCCTATCTGTTACAGGTCAAAGTACATTTGGAGACGATGTTAGTCTTGCGAATGGAAAGAAAATTTATACCGATACTGTCTTAGTAGATACGTTAGGGTCTCGTGATGGTTATAACGAACTTGGAGAAGGATGGGGAGGAAATTTAAATATGTATTATGAGAATGTAACCATACATGGTAATTTAGATATACAAGGCTCTATTAATCAATCTTCTACTCAAGTAGATGAATTATTCATTGAAGATAAATCAATTGTTCTCGGTACAAAAGAAGCAATTAGAGTCTCCTCTAATGTTGATGGTACATTTGTATTAGAAACATCTAATTATGCTGTGAAAGAAAGTGATATGAGTCAAGCTGGTATAACAATTAGTGGTTTACCCGACTATGTTACTGAGAGTGTATCACTTCAGGAATTACATTCAAACGATCTTAGATTTGAGAAATCTATCTTGTGGAAAAAACCAAACGTAGGTGATGTATATGGGACTAGTAATTTGGCATTAGTGTCATCTGATGATTCTAAAAAGAAAAATGAACCTTTCTGGGACATAAGAGGTGGTCATCTAAGACTTACAACAATTACAAGTCCAACACAAGAGTCTCAATTTGTATCGTTTGCTTTCAGAATAAACTCAAAAGAACAATTAGAATTGGTAAAAATAGTACCTCCTGATCCAAGGTCAAGTTCTCAAGACCCTGAGTTTAAAACAATTGCCAAATTTGGTTCAGTTGCGTCTGTTTAAATTTCTCGTGCAGAAGGATCATTGATCGAACCACAATATTTAGGTAACCAATAATATGGAATAATATTTTGAAAATTAAAATACTTATTAAAAATACTTTTATAATACGCAGTTTCTTTTAAATTTACAGGATTAACTTCATCCTTTGTCATTTTATCATACTCAATATCCAACAATTGTGTTTCTACATGCATCTTGATGATATTATGCCACGAATCTTCGGGGCTACTAACTCCGTCACTAAAAGCTTCTTTCTTCCTCCAAAGAACATCGTGTGGAATAATATCATCATTATCAAATGCTTTTCGTAACATATATTTTTCAATTCTTTCATTACTCATTCTCATTTTCATAGGAATAGATTTATACAATTTCACGAAATCTTTATCGGCAAAAGGAACTCTCGCTTCCAATCCATGAGCAGAAATACAACGATCACTACGAAGGCTATCAAAAAAATGTATATCTTCAACTAATCTTATACATTCTTTATGGAATTCATCTTCATCGTCACATTGAGACATATATTTATATCCACCACATACTTCATCACTATAATCCCCATTAAATACTACTTTGCAGTCAGTATTATCTTTGATGTATTTAGAAACCAAATAATTCCCCACACTGGCTCTTACCGTTGTAGTATCATAACTTTCTATAGTATGAATAACTTCTTCGATGGCATTCAAAAATTCTTCTTTGGAAACTTCTATATTTGTATGATCAGATTTAATATGTTCAGCAACTTTTTGTGCATATTCTAAATCTGTTGAACCTTTTAAACCTATAGAGAATGTTTTAACAGTGTGAGGAGGAAAATGTTGAGATACAAGACCAGCTACTAGACTACTATCGAGACCCCCTGAAAGTAGACAACAAATTTCTCTATCAGACATTAATCTTTTTTCAACGGCTTTACGAAAAACTGTATTGATTTCTTTCAAAAAATACTCCTCATTTTCAGGATTAATTTTGATATCATTCATACTAGTGTATTGGATATATTCACGACCATCGATCATAAAGCATCCTGGTCTAAATTGTTCAATATCTTTGCATAAACTGTGAATACCCTTCATTTCAGAACAATACATATACGTATTGAATGAATCATTCGATTTACCAAAAAACATGGGGCGAACACCATATGGATCACGAGCAGCTAATACTTTATCCATGGTTTCATCGTAAATAACAAATGCAAATTCACCATCTAATACGTTACAAAGTTGTTGTCCAACTTTTATAACATCTCTGTCATAATCAACAATGAATTTATTGTAAAGCCTAATAATTACTTCGCAATCACAGTTGGTTCGCATTTCCAATTCATATTTTTCAACAAGTTCTTTCCAATTGAAAATTTCTCCGTTGCAAATTAACCACGTTTCATTTTCATTGAATGGCTGCATTGCTTCTTCAGATTTATCATTGATTGCAAGACGATTAAAGCCAAAAAAAACTTTATTTTTGTAAGATACATATTTTTCATTATCGGGACCTCTGTGTTGTATTTTATTGACAGTTTTTTCACAATCAATTTCGTTAAGTTTATCTGAATGAATGAATGTAATACCACACATAATTACAAATGTTATAAAAATAAAATAGTAAATTGTATTTAAGTGAATACCTAGATTTAAATTTTATCTAAGTTACGATTCTTTCTTATAAAGCCACTTTTTACAAAATGTATCCCTATGGAGTTCAGTAATACCATATTTCGTAATTCCTTCGCGATGAGCTTTTGTTCCATAACCCATGTTTGATAACCATTTGTATTTCTCATCAAGGCTTTTATCTTCTTCGCATACATTTGTAATCCATTCGTCGTGATATGTTTTCGCAAGAATACTTGCAGCTGCGATAGACACATAATGATTATCTCCTTGTGGAATACACTCATGAACCTGACATGCATATGGTTTAAATCTATCGCCATCTACGAGTATACGATCGAATTCGATACCTTGTTCAACATTAATATTTTTCAAACACTTATGCATCGCTTTATACGTTGCTTGTAGGATATTGATTTCTTCTATAGTTTCTTTATCACAACTCTGAACACTGTATGCAATTGCATTTTCTTCGATGTATTTTCTTAATTCATTTCTCTTCTTTTTTGAAAGTTTTTTTGAATCCTTAATTTGATTAGTCATATCATCTTGTTTGTTCTTATCCCATATAACCGCTGCGGCAAATACAGGTCCTGCAAAACAACCACGTCCAGCTTCATCAATTCCTACTTGAATTTCATCTTCATCGTTCCCGAAATAGTATTTCATAGTGTTATATTTTCAATGCACTTATTAACTCTACTGTATTTTATTAAAGTTCTATCTTTAAGTATGACTTTTAATTTGGATTCTGTAATTTCTAGATCATTTTTTTTACAATATTCATCTATCAATTTCTTCCTAACATTAATCGGAATTTGTGTCCACGTTTTAGATTTAAGGTCTTCTATATCTTTTTCTATCATAGAGTTCAATTCATCCAAACCAATATCTTTACTTGTTACAATTTCATACAATGGCTTTTTATCGTCATTTCTAGGAAGTTCTCTTCTGTTATATTTTTCATTTTTATAGAGTAGTTGGTTTAAAGTAGCAGAATCTCTTATTGGAAAAGCTTTTGTATCTTCAACATTTTGTTGACTATCGTTGCTACTAACATTTGTTGTTGAATCATTTAAATTGTTGAATAAGCTGGATAGGTTCATTATAATTACAATATGTTGAATTATATTTAAACTCTTTGATAATTCATTTTTTAGATGAAAATATATATGATAATGATGCGACATAAAAATTGAATTAATTTAAACAATATATGATCTAATATATACAGTATAACAATCATGAACTACGAGAATTTAACACTTGATAGAATTATTAACAAATATAGCGACAAGAGTGCAACGGATATTAAAAATATTCTCCACATGATATTTGATGAACGCTTTCCTGAATCATATATATCAACAGAGCTTTCTAAAATCAACAAAAACAAAAGAAAATTATGTAAACTGCAAAAACTTCCTGTAATTGAGCAACGTTCTGAGGAATGGTATAATGTTCGTAATAATTTAGTGACAGCAAGTGACATGGGTCAAGCTTTGGGAGTAGGTAAATTTGGAACTGTGCGTGATTTTTATGTTAAAAAGTCAGGTTATGAAAATGATCAATTTTGTGCATTCCCTGCTCTTGAATGGGGAGTTAAATATGAACCTGTTGCAACAGAATTATATGAAAAACGCCAATGCACAACAGTTCATGAATTCGGACTTCTCAAGCACCCTACTGTGCCATTTTTCGGTGCATCACCCGATGGTATTACTGATCAAGGTGTAATGCTCGAAATCAAATGTCCATACTCTAGAAAAATCGATGGTTCAAAGATTATCGATCAATACTATTATCAAATGCAGGGGCAGTTGGAAGTATGTGACCTCGATGTATGTGACTTTTTAGAATGTGAATTCAAAGAGTATATTGATGATTATGATTTTAATGAAGATTGGAACAAAGAAGGAACACATTCAAAGATAATCACAGAAAAAGGTATAGTGATCAAAATTATATCTAGTGGTAAATATTTATACAGTAAGGTTGGAGATACGAAAGCTAATCTAAAGCTATGGGAGAAACAAAATACAAAATCATTCGCAGAAGATGATATTGTCATATCCTACTATAGGTTGGAAAAAATGTGCATTCAAAAAGTGTATCGTGACAAACAGTGGTTCCAAGAGAAAATTGTTGAGCTTGAAAAAGTTTGGAATAACGTGTTGCGATATAGAACTAACAAAGATGCTTATGATAGTGAAATTGGAAAGAAAGAAATCAAGAAAAAAAAAGTGAGATGTTTATTTGTTCCGGATACAGATGAAATTAAATAATTAGATATATTATACATGTCTATAGTTAATTACCCATTACATATAATATGTGCTCTTTACAATAGAAAGGCATATATCGTAAAAAAAGATATATATTACAGAACTTTCAAAGATATAAATGTCATAGCTTTTAGAGGCACAAACGACATGCGTTCTTTAAGTTATAGTTTTGACGTAAGAAGCCATGAAAGAAAACTACATAAAGGATATAACAAATATGCACAACATTGCAAAAATATTCTTCAAGACATAGATATTGATTATAGCAAAAAAACATTTATAACAGGTCATTCTTTGGGTTCTCTCGCTTCTGTTCTTGTAGCGAATGATTTAAATATCAATGCTGAAGTAGTGTTATTTGGGAGTCCTCGATTAGCTACTAAGGACTTTTGTCAAGAAATTGCTAACAATAGAAAGTTGAAAATTTATAATTACATAAATGAATATGATATAATAGCAGACTATCCTTTCTTTGTCTATGAACATATTACTAAACCAATTATGTTAAAAAACTCAAAATCCCATATTAATCCTATCAACTATCACGCAATGAGAACATATGGGCATAATTTGATTCATCTTAAAAGAAAAACTGAAGAATGCACACTCTATGATCCCTATGATGACTGTATCGATTGTATTGACATTACATGAATATGAGTTTATAAAATGTATAAATGATCACACATATCGCACCCATATAACACCACAATGAACTAAAATCTTTGACAAGTGGGGTAGTGGCTTTTATTGATAAGAATAATATAAAATAATTCACGAAAGAAAACTCCATACTTTTCAAATGAACAACGTTAACAAATGTTTGTGATATTACAAATAATATTACTAGTATTGTTAAAAATACGCTATTATTAGCTTTCATAATACCCCATGATAATTTATTTGACTTAACTTTTTTTGATAAATTATGTTTTTTTGCATAATTATATGTCATTATTGAATAACATATTATATGCACTATCAACATATAATTACCTATCTGCGAAGGTCTCATAATATTCATAAAACTTGTTTGAAGAAATAAAGAAAGTATTCCTATGTAATTCCCTAAAATGTTCAATGTTTCATATTTACCTCGACTTTCTACATCAATCCACATCAACCATTCACTAAGTTGCATTAAAGATACTGTAGCATAAGATAAGTAATTGATATCTTGATACTTATATGCTAATACAAGAGAACTAATTGTCCCAGTTAAAAATAAAACAAGTGATGACCTGGATGATACACACATTCTTACTATATTGAATTATTTTTTGAGTGTTCAGCTTTTTTTTATTGTGAGTTTATGATGGTTTATTTCATGTATTTTTTTTCTAAATTTATCATTTAAAGCGATACCAACTGATATAGGTAATGATAAAATCATAGTCGCAGTTTGAACTGGCCATTTGATAAAACAACCTGCAAACACTAGTTTTGCTATTCCAATATCTTCCATTTAATTTCTTTATATTAATAATATAATATGGCCCATGAATTGATTTTACAGGGATTCAATTGGCATTCGTGGAAAACAGACAAACATTACAATCATGTTCGTAGTGAAATAGATAAGATTAATAGAATGAAAATAACAAAAATATGGTTACCACCTTCATCTAAAAGTAAGCATCCCGAAGGATATTATCCAATTGATTATGCTGATTTAAATTCAGAATATGGCACAGAGAAAGAGTTACTTTCATTGTTGGACGAATGTAAATCAAATGATATAAAGACTATTGGAGATCTTGTATGTTGGAGTGAATTCTCTGGATATACGAGAGAACCGTACAAATTTGGTGAACACATTTTCGATGTGCATTCGCCAGAAATGTACGAGAATTTCAAGGACTATGTTTTATACTTAGAATGTGCGGGATTTACAGATATCCGTCTTGATTATTTGAAATCTCACCCTTGTTATGATTTGGGTTTATATCTGACAAGTAATGAATCTCTCAAAGATATGAACTTTGTAGGAGAATATTGGGATAATATGAACTATGATGAATCATCGTTTCTATCTCATTATCAAGATAATCACAGACAAGCAATTGTCGATTATATAGATAGAACAAATGGAAGAATTAACATGTTTGATTTTACTTTAAAAGGCATACTTCAAGAAGCTATCAATAAAAATGAATTCTGGAGATTGTGTGACTATGCAAACAATCCACCTGGTGTCAATGGCTGGTATTCTTCTAATACAATCACATTCATTGATAATCACGATACATTAGGACAACATCTATGGGCTTTTAGTTATGATAAGGAGAATATAATTGCTGGTTATGCATATTTGATGACACACCCAGGAACACCATGTATATACTATGATCATTTCTATGATTTGAATCATGAGCTTAATATATTATCCGAAATTAGAGAATCAATTGAGAATTTCCAAGTTGAAATTAAAGACTGTTCCACTGAATTATATGAAGCCACAATAGATGATAAAATATTAATTCGTATAGGCAATCATAATGGTGGCGATGGAAAGAATGTGTTGTTTCAAAGTAACAAGGTTATTATAGCAGAACTATAATAAAAAAGATGAAAAAACAGAATTACATTGTTGATGAATGCACCATTACTTTTCAAATAAGCTACGTAATCTTCTATATTTGCCATTGATTCTTTGAAATTCTTCACATATGTCAATTTTATGATACAAATGATATAACATGTCCACATTGTTTGTTTGTTGATATACATCACGTATATAATACAAGTGCTCTAAGAATTTTTTATTTTCTTTTTGAATTTTACATTGTGTTCTAGTGAGTGATTTACATATCATAGTTCTACAACAAGGACACGATTTATTTATTTTAAGCCAATTATCGATACATAATTTACAGAAAACATGACTACATGATAATTCTTTCGGATCTTTTACAACATCTAGACATACACTACATACCATTAGTCATTAATTTAAATGACTTTTAAAATGCAGTGATTGAAACTTTTAATCCATCGCAAATTAATCTCTTCTCGAAATTCATTTTTTTCAATATGATTGCTAATAGTATTCTTGGACTTTTTCCTTGATACATAGACTGTTTCATCATATCTTGTTGTTGTTTGATTATACGATTAGATAAAGAATATATATCTTTCGTAGGAATGTTCATTTTTTGAAGATATCTATAAACTTCAGATGAGTTATTTTCTCTTATGATTTTTGTTTTCTGTTGTTTTTCATACAAAGGTATACTTTTAGTCAGCAAACTTTTATGCAATGAACATGCGCTACATATTTCTGAAATGTCCCTTACAACACCATTATTACCAAGGCTTTGCATGATACAACATGCCATCATAGCTTTGCGATTAGGTCCTCTGAAAATTTTTTTGACACACAGTTCATGGAAAAGATGTTTTGCATCTTTTGATATATGCTCTGTTGTATTTAGTCTTTCACATAATCGATCAATTTCGTCGAATTCTCTGCTTCTATATAACTGTTTTTGATTGATATTTTGTTGAGTATGTAGCTTAGTCATAAGACCCATTGGCTTAGATATCATAGTGGAAATAACTTTATTCTCGAAATATTCATCTTTAGAACTTTCATGAATGACCATATTGTCATCATCATCATAGTTTTCTTGAAATGACATAATATGCTCATCTTTCACTATGCCACAATTTGAACAAATAATATCCCCTGATTGTTCATCGATGACAATAAACCGTTCATCACATGGACAATAGTATCTACTATTCGTGTCATTGTATAAGACATAACTCATGAAAGTTAATATCAATTTGTTATTATTACAATATCATATGTAACATATCTTAAAGTTAAATAAAAAAATTTTAATAATGTAAAGAATAAATGGTATTTAAAATTTCCAATCTTGAATATTCAAGAGGTATTGTGACATCATTACTATCTAGTGGATTTACACAAATATTGATTTACTTGACAAGTAAAACAAAAATACAAAATAAAGATTTAATATTATATGTGATAACATTTGTTGTTGCAAATATCTTATCTTATTCATTTGATATATTATTAGCTAAAGATAACTTTAATGGAGTAAGAGTGTCACTATATGACGTAAAATTTAGATTCAATTATCTATTGGAAAAAATGTTATCCTACCAAATCGTTAAATTTTTCATGGTAGTAGGAATTGATTTATTACTAGTAAATTCGGTATTCAAACGAGCAAGAGAATTTTTAGACAAGAAAAACATTAAATTTAAAAACAGAGACCAAATACTTATGTTTGTTCTAACAACATTATCATTTTTACTATATGGAAATATGCTCAGATTTAAGTGGGTATATTTAGAAAAAACTAATATAACTCTTGATGTTTTATTAATAGCTTGGCTTTCAATATTATTTTTAATAAGCATAAGAACTTAAGTAAATTTGAATTTCTCTTCCCATGAAGAGCCATTTTTCTTTTCAATTATGAGATCTTCACCATCTTCTCTCATTCTCCATTTACCTCCACTCTTAATGGGTACTTCGTGAATATTTGCTACATATCCCAAATCATCATCAAATGATGTTAATTTTATATTACTTTGCTCTTGATTTAACCAATTGAATTTACCGTCAAACTTCATTGTAGTTGCTTTACCATCAAAGTTATTCACAGTATTATTACGGAAATTAATTTGATCAACAGTAACAGTTTTTAAAAGACAACTACCATCAACAGTTAAATTACTAGTTGCATTTATATTTTCGGAGTTTAAATTTATTACATCTAATGTATCCATGCCAGATATTCCAGTAGAATCAATTAACACATTATTTATTTGTGTTTTACCAATTACTTGAAAAATTTTATCAGTTGCAACATTAGATAGACCAATACCAATACGTTCGCCAGTATTTGTACCATAGTATAGATTATTATTTAATTGTCTCCATATATTTGTTGCATTGTGTACATTTGCATTAACGCTAAATTGTGAACTTGCGACGTTAGGAGATGTGTAATATGGAACATTTGCTAATGTACTATCAGCGTTACCTACAAGTCCACCTATACCTAAACGTGCCATTAATCTTCTCTTAGCACCACTTCCATTACCTACTTGTTTTACTATATCTAAAGTATCTTTATTTTGATTATATTGCAAAGCTATTCTAATTTGATCGTTTGAGTTGGCATATGATGACTGTTGTAAAATAAGTGATTGACCAATGTATAAGTTTTTGTCCATTTTGACTTCATTTGAAAATTCGGCTTTACCTATAATTTGTGTTTTATTAGCCGAATGGAGTTGTAATACTTTATCAGTAGAAATTTTAAGCGCACTTGGGTTATCATTTATAGTTAATGAATTCATTTCAAGATAATCTGCCGATAGATTTAACGTATCCCTTGTTGTATTGATCATAGCTTTAGTATTATCATCTTTAAAAGCAAATGAATATAGATTATTCGAAGCACCATCATTATGTCCAACATAAAATTTCACCTCTTTTGAAACACGTAATTGCAAATCTTCAGGAGAAGACACACCAGATTCTAGATGATCAGGGGTGAATAAACGGTTAGTAACAATTGTTCCAAACTGATTAAACTCTAATGAATCAGTTTGTCCATCATTTCTTAACTCATAATCTGTTAAAAGATTTTGATAAAGGTTATAGACGTAATCTGTCATGATTATATTACATTTAGGAAAAAATGATAACATATGAATTTAAATTTTTCAGACAAGTGTTTACATATGATCGATATATAGTATTATTCTCTTATTAGATTTTTCGATGTGCTTTAATACTAAATCTTGTGAAGGTGTTTCAACGTCATTATTCATTTTAACCGCTAACATTTCTTGAGAAGTTTTTACCACATTAGCCCTATATAACTGTTTTTCGTCATCAATAATGTTTATTTCATCTCCTTCATTGAATTCATTAGCATTTTCAAAATAGATATTATGGTGTTCTCCATCAACCTCATGTGTTGTAATAGGATACACATTTGATAAATTTATATGTGTTTGTGTCATACTTACATAGAATTTGAAGTTAAGTTGTGTTAATAATAATAGTATATCATTGTTGACATGCTTGTTGATATTTTTGTAATGATACGTAAAAGTCCCATTCTCGTGTTTTATCTCCTTATTTAAAATGAGAATAGCTAAACAATCCAATACATTATTTACATCTGTATAATTATTTGTCCTTAATTGCGGACATTTAATGTATAAATATGGTTCCAATAGTTCTTCATTTGAATGTATTGTCATATATGTGAGGTTAACGTTTTTTACTTGTATAGGTGTCTTGAATGTATAACATAGTTCATTTGAATTCAATATTTCAGCTTTAACTGAATCCAATATTATGTGTTTATCCAATTTATGTTCAACTTTCATATCTAATGATTTTCTAGTTTCTTGAAGCTCCTTAAATTTATTCTTGTAATCGTCTAACTGTTTATTTTCTATCAGCTCATTCTGCTTTGTGATGTATTTTTTTACAATATTTACAACTTTAATGCGCATGTCTTCAGAAGATAATACTTTATCATACGTTTTGGGGTTAGAAGCCAGTGATTGCATAACTTCGTAAATAGTTTTCTTTATATCTATTTCAACATCTAATTCAATACTTTCAACATATTCCTGGATTTCCTTTTCAATAGCTATTACCATTGCTAATGTGAAAATGTTCTTATTCATGTTTATCATATGAATATAAAATTCTTTTAAATAATTAAACATGCAAAATAACTTGATTATTCCCCGAGATATGTCTGGTTTCATGAATGACAATCACATTATAAAACCACCCGAAATCAAAACAAATGATATTCCCAAGCGATACTATAGATATGTGATTGATAGTAGAGATAGAAACCTCAGTCATTTTCCAGATCCCAGTAAGTATGAAATAAAGCTTAGTGAAGATATCCACGATGTTCAATCTGTTGAATTGTTAAGTTTTGATGTGCCATTTACAAAATATTTAATCAACTCTTCTAACAATACATTTTACTATAAAGTTGGTAATGATGAATTTAATTTTAGTATCGATGAAGGTGATTATGAAACAGTTGCTGAGCTCGTTACTGAACTAAATAATAAGAAAGGATCTGCACCTTTTACATTCTCTGAGCTTTTAAAACAGAAAAGAATCAAATTAGATACAACTTCAACTAATAATGTCACACTTGTATGTTTAGGAGATGAAATACAAAAGAATAATTATCCACGATTATCACCAACATATAAATCACAATTAATGAAATTGTTAGGTTTAAGTCTAAAAAATCATGAGATATCTGCTTCGTCAGGATACCCTTTTCAACATAGAGTAGACCTGCGTAAAGATAAGTACATGGTAATGAATCTCGGGCAATCATCTGTTAACTTCAGTGAAAATAATCCCACGCATAAAAGTTTTGCAATCATAAAGAAAGATGAATTAGATAATAAGTATATAGATGCAAACTACAAAAAGTTCTACAATCCACCTATACCATCAATGTCAACATTAAGAATCTCTTTTACAGATTACAATGGGCAATTATATGATTTTCAAAATCAAGACCATATGATAGAACTTATGTTTTGCTGTTTCAAAAATCAACGAAAATACAATGATATTTTCTCATAATTAATTATGCATATATATGAAAAAGTATAATATATAATAAGTATATTTATGAGATGGCATTAGATAGATTTTGTTCTGATGTCGTTAAGTATTTAGATGTGGAAGAATATGATGATAATATGATAATATCCTTAATATTAAGAGATGTGTATTTGAATGATATTATATATGTAGAGAATGTAGATAAATGGAAAGAGTATAAGAAAAAATCATGGGAAGACTTTAACATGAATTTTAAAGCAAAAATATCTAAGATTCATACTGTGTTAGAAAAAGTAGTTGATAAAATAATTGACATAGATGATGACAAAAATGTAATAAAGAAATCAATTATGAGAATATTATCGATTACTAAAGTAATTCATAGTGAAAAATACGATATTGTTCGAATAAAAGAAAATTGTAAACAACTATTTAATATAAATATTTAGAACCAAATCTATCAATTAAAATATTTCTCTCTTAGTTTGAAAACTTCATCATCAGAAGTTTTACTATTGCACACATTTTCAAATGTATTTTTTACTTTTAGCATATTTATTATAAAATTCATTGAAAACATTCCACACTCTGTATTTTTGAATTGATGCTTATTGTTGTTGATGCTTATTTTGAATTCCTTTCCTGTTCTTGTTTTTGTTCTTGTTTTTTTTGTTGTTAATTGTGCTCTAATTTGGTTAAACAATTTGATTATATATTTTGATGGCTCTTGAGCATTAGAATCATAATAGTAAAATCCATACTTATCCGAACTTTCATTTATATTTGCATATATAGCAACCCAATGGGAACCACCCAGATAATGAGGGTCAGTATTAAATACCATTCCTAATTGATATTTATTATCTTTCAGCAATCCTGCTACATCTAATTTGCACAGTTCTTCAGCAACACATGTATTCATGAATATTTTATAATCATAGTCGTCGGGGAATACACCTAAAAACTTGAATGTTTTGTATTTCTTTTCATATTGAACCATGACTTTATGTATATCAAAATTACTCAACCATTCGCGAGGATTCGAATGCCATTCAATTGGTCTCTTTGGTCGAAAGCGCTCCACCATTTTATCATTGTTTGCCCAACACAGTTCATCGTTACATTTATATTTCATCTTTTCATATATCTTTTTCCATAACACATCTTTTCTTTTGGATATTTTTATTTTTTCATCACTTGTTTGATTGAATTTCTCCGCAATACTTTTCAATTGCTGATATGTGAAACATGTAAAAGAATTATTCCTTACATTTGGTGCACATTGGTTCATCTGCATATATTGAATTATACGAAGAAAAATTGATGATAATATTAATTTAAAAAATAAATTTAAAAAAGTTTGATATACTTAATTTAATGATGTCAAATATTACCACCTTCCTAAAAAAATTCAAAGTCTTGAAAGGTGAGGATATAACCCATACCAGCATGGGATATCCTTCAGGTTCGTTTTACATACCTTACGATGAAAATAATAATTTCATGAAAATATACAAGGATGAATACGATAAAGGAACTAAATTGCATTTAACAGAAAAGCATAAAAGTATCAGTCCAATTCTTATTGATCTTGATTTTAGGTATGAGAAATCATCCACAGAAGTAAGACGTGTTTACTCTCTGGACCATTTAAAGAAATTCATGACACTGTATATGAAAACTTTAAGTGAATATGTAATCTTTAAAGACGAACCTAGTATTTACATCATGGAAAAACCTTCTCCAAAATATGACGAAGAAAAGAGACTTATTAAAGATGGTGTTCATATTATGATCCCCAATGTTGTTACCACACCTTCTGTTCAATTCAAAATTAGAACACTTGTCCTTGAAAATCTTGGAGAAATGTTTGATGATTGCCATTTCATAAATGATAAGTATGACATTTTCGATGAAAGTGTTATTGATAAGAATAATTGGCTTATGTATGGAAGTTGCAAGCCAAATGGTATCCCATACCAAGTAACTCATAAGTTCAACTATCAAAATGATGAATTGATTAATGATACTGATATACCTGATGGTAAATCTCTTATTGGCATATTATCAATTAGAAATAAAACACTCAAAAATGATATAAAAAATGATAAATTAGAGGAAATCGAAAATATGGAGAACACTTCCATTGAAGAAGAAAGAAAAAAGTTAACAATGTTGATAGTCACACAGAATGCTCAAAACAATAGTGTAAAAACTGCCGACGATATCAATATTGTAAGGGAGTTTATCAACATTTTGTCTCCAAAACGTTGTGAATCGTATGACGATTGGATACGTCTCGGTTGGTGTCTAAGAAACATTGATAACAGTTTACTTGATGATTGGATAGAGTTCAGCAGACGTTCGAGTAAATACAGAGAAGGAGAATGTGAAAATCTCTGGAATAAGATGAAAGATGGAGGACTGGGCATCAAGACACTTTACATGTGGGCTAAAAATGATAATCAAGAAGAATATGAAGAAATCTTGAAGAGGAGTGGAAAAGCATTA